GGCCAAGAACGCGCTCGCCGTGGTGCAGGCCGCGTTGCGTCTGACGCAGGCGCCAGACCTGCCGAGCTATGTGCGGGCGATCACCGGACGCGTGACGGCGCTGGCGCGCGCGCAAACCCTGTTGGCCGACGGGGGCTGGGCCGATGTAGCGATCTTGGGCAAGGAGGGCCATGCAGAAGCCGTTGAGTTCGGGGGGGGGGCAAAATAGGGAGAGGGAGCGGGTAGCCCTCGTTGGGTCGCCAAAGGTTATGATTCTGTATGTTTTGTTCATGCTTGGTTCTCCTCCGTATGTGGTACTAATGACGGTCACTGGCCGAATTGCCGACAAAACCGATCAAGACAGGTAGCCCCTCCACCAGGCGAGGCTTCAATCTTGATCTGCCGCATAAGACCCCGGACATTCACGCCCCGCATACTGAAATTTGCGTCATTTCGTGTGCGAACCGCGATTTGGCTACCCAGGAAACGCCGCAGTTCTTCATGGGTGTTCGGTCGTCCTTCTCTGCTTTCGCGCATTTCTGATTCTCCTCCTTAGCGAGCTAGTGGTGGTAGAACCACGGCATAATCTTGGCAGCTTCGACGCCCCAGTCTCGTTTTGCGGCGTCGTCGAGTTCTTTTTGGGTAATGTAGATGGGCTTGCCCATGTCGCATTCGACTTCCAAGTCGGGGATGGGTAGGGTATCTACCCATCCGTCGGGATAGGTTACGACGATAGGGATGCCGTCGAGCCGAACGATCATCGTAGCGCGTATTTTCTTTGTGCGTTTTGTCACGGTTCGTCTCCATTTCGCATGTGCGGTGCTTTTGGGCTTCGGTCATAGCGATGGCAAATGGCGTCATGGGCAATGTTGGCGAAGGTTTCGTGCTTGTATCGGTTGCGGGCTGAGCAGCGCAGTTTCATCTATTCATCCTCCGGTTCTGATAGAAGTCGCCATGCGATTGCCGCGCATAGCGGGACTTGGGCGTTGCCGAGGGCTTTCAGGCGGTCAACGCGATTGCAAACGCCCGTAGCCACTCTTGGAATCGGTCCGGCGACAGGGGGGCAAGACCCGTCCAGCCTATCGGGAAGCCCATCAGCCATTCTACCCAGTCCGGGGATAACAAACCCCGGCACTGATCCTTCAGGTTCACACATCCCCCCTTCTGTTTCGCCCGCGTCAACGCCTCCTCGCTTCGGTTCCCCATGCCGTCCATCACATTCGGCGTCGCCTGCGTCCGCCGGGTCTGCGCCCCACCATGTAATGCGACGGCCAGGGCCAATGGTAGGGTAGACACATCCCCCCTGTTCCGACGCTCCTGCCAGACTTCCGCTTTCTCGCTTGTCGTTTTGTTGCCCCTCGGCGTCGGCCACATCTGCGGCAAATGAATTATTCTGTCCAAACTCATCTCGCTCTTGCCATCCAGGGCGTTCTGCAATGTCTTTCCCCGATAGCCGTCCCGACACGCTTTGACAGTCGGCCACAATCCACAGCCGATCTCTCCGATGCGGCGCGCCCAACTCCCCCGCCGATATAACCTTCCAGCGAGCATCATACCCGCTTTCGGCCAGTCCGCCGAGGATAGTCCCGAAATACCCGGAATGAAGTAACCCTGGGACGTTTTCCAGTAAGCACCATCGGGGCCGGACTTCTCGTATAATGCGAAGGGTGTCAGGCCAGAGATTTCGCTCGTCCATCGCGCCCTTGCGCTTCCCGGCAACGGAGAAGGGCTGGCAGGGGAAGCCGCCTGTGACAACATCCACAATTCCACGCCACGGCTTGCCGTCAAAGGTCCGCACGTCATCCCAAATCGGGAACGCTTCGAGGATGCCTTCCTCTTGTCGCCGTAGAACGACTTCTCTGCAATACGGCTCGATCTCAACCGCGCAGACGACTCGCCATCCAGGCAGCCGCGTACCGAGAATTCCTCCACCAGCGCCAGCGAACAGTGCCAACTCATTCATCATTCTCCTCATGCAATCGTTCAACGTCCACGTACGCTCCGTCGTTACTTTAGGCACATGGCTTGCTTGCGATCCTACTGCGACATGAATCTTGCAGACAACCGCCCTGGCCTACTCTTGCGCATGGCTTGGCGCGACAGTCCCAACAGCAGCGCGCCGGGCGAACTTTCAAAAACTCACATGCCCCATGATGACAGATAACTTGCTTGCTATCCATGTTCACTCCTCAAAAGACGGTGTGGTGCGTCGCGCAGCGGTGCCAGGCGATGCGGTGCCGGGCGCAGCGGTGCGGGGCGTAGCGGTGCCGCGTTGCGGTGACGGGATTATTCCCATTTCGTTACCTGAAACTTGCCGTAGACGCCGCGATACGTGCCCAAGCCTACCGCCAGACCGCCGTTCTCAAACAGATCGCGGACGTTGTGCTCCCCAAACCCAAAGAGTTCTTCCAATTTCGGTAGTATGCGCACGGTAAATGACAATTCCCAGGGGGTCTTGACAACGGGTCGCAAGACCTCGTGCGGCACGCCCTGCCGCCCGATGTCCCGATCCACGTAGATGTCATCCGTCCACCGGCCCTTGAACTTGAGCGGCTTGCCGTTGCGGGTAAACGGGATCAAGAACGGCTCAACCTGGACGAACCCGCTTAGCCCCTGCGCGACCTTTTTCCATCGCCTTGTCTCTATCAACATCTTGCACGCGCTGTTGCTGTTCTGACCGGAGAGAAAGGAAGCGATGTTCTTCATCGGTAACACCAGCGTTTCGCCGTCGTCTGCGAAGTAGAACCGCTCCTCCGGCGGCAGATCGGTCGTGATGTTCACCAATCTGTCGAACATGATTGGACATATCCCCTCGACGACGACCCGCCTCGTAATGACGTTGCTCTTTGCGCTCATGGCTCTCCTCCTGCTTGATGGTTAGCCTGTGAATCAGACCTTCAACACGGCGACCTGCTCGCCGACGAGTTCCACGATGTCTCGATTCCAGTCCCATGCTTCCCTACTTTCAATGTCGAACCAGATCATGCCGAAGTCAACCGCACAACTTAGCCTCCTTCCCAACTTCGTCATCGCCGCCTGCAACGCGGGCGTCACAACGGCCAGCCAGTTCGCCTTCCCACAAAAGTCGAAGCTGTGAATGTGACTTCGCACAATGATGTCCGCCTTGGGCCGATCCTTGAGATCGTTCCATACGAGGTTCCATAGCCATTCGCGGGCAAGCGGCGTAAACTTACCGTGCGGTATCGCACTGTTCGATGTGAAGTGCCGACAGTCGAATATCTTCCCGTTTACATCAAACCATAGCCGTTCTCGAATCGCTACATCGTAGCCTGCCGCGCCAAGCAGCCCGACGACCAGATCTTCGTTGTCTTTGTCTACGCCGACGTGATAGGGCGTCCCATGATGCCCGAAGGGAAGTAGTGGCAGAAAGAAGCGATGCTTGTATCTTAGTGAATGAATATCCACCGCCTCCTCCACCTTCGCCCGCTTGACCGGAGGAGGAACTTCCTCCTCCGCCTCCGCCACCCGCGCCAAAGAGATAGATTTCCACCACCAATGCGTTGGTAGGTTTCGTCCACGTGGAAGTACCCGTATTGGTGAATGTTTGAATATCAGCCGCACCAGCCCCTGTGACTGACCCAGTGAACGTACTCGCGCCGCTAAACGTACTCGTCCCGCTCTGCACCAACGCTCCCGTGCTCGTTACCCCCCCGCTAAAAGTGAATCCTTCGGTTAGGTCGAGGAATCCCTGCGATATTTTGCCGTCCGTTTTAGTGACAGGAACGGTCGTCGTCGCCGAAGAGGTCGCGTTGAAATAATCTAAAGGAACGACACGCTTCGCACTGGTACTCCCGGTGGTAGAGGCATTATTGAGATTTCCTTGTGAGCCAAGCTCGACTAAACCCTTGACGTTTTCTGTTGCGTCTGGCGCGCCCGCAATAGCCAAATCATCTGCGTATTTTTTGGTAGATGCCTGATAATCAGTCGTTGGAGTGGGAACAACGGGTGAAGTTGTGTAAGTCCATAATTGCGAAATCGTCTGCGGATTATCTTTATCCAAGTATTGAGTCGTAAGGAATTGGTCATCGTTTGAAATGATAACCGTCTCGCCTATGGAATGAGCTTTTTTGTTAGCCGTTCTTGCCGTTGTAGAACCAAACTCCAAACCTCTGTTTATTATCGTCCAAGTTGCGGTGGAAGAAGAAACTGAAACGGAAGAAGCTGAAATCTTTTCTTGGTTAGCTCCGCTCGGATTTATCGTTATGACAACAAAATCCCCTATATTAGAAGCTGAAAGATACGTCCCGTCTGGAAGGGTTGACGGAGAAGTGTTAAAAGTCGTTTCGCTTCCGCCTTCCGTAAGACGGGTCAGTAATTTTCCTGCGTAGCCCGATGGGCGAATTGCCCCCAAGCTGGCTTCTATTGAAGCGATTTGATTTTCTAATTGATTTTCCAATATCGCTTTTTCTAAATTGTATTTATTCGTCAATCCCAATCCTGCTCCAAACAATCCACCTAAAATCAAACCTCCGACCACTAACGCTAAAATTGTTATACTGCCTTTGTTGTTCATATTTTTATAGTATTAAGTTTGAAGGTGCGGCTACGCCTTCTTCTTTTGCCGCTATCCCGACGTGATCAACGCTGAAGTTGCCTCCGTCAGTTTCAGATATAAATGATATTTGTATGTCCGACCACCTATAATCCACTCCTACATCCAAATAAACTCTGAATTGCTTTAAGTCGCTTACTTCCTCTATGTTCTCGCCCATAGGGTTAGTTCCCAGCGCAAACGCTCCTAGGGAGTTTAGTGTTACCTTGCTCACGTAATCCCCGTCTGAAAGTATGGTTTTATTGACAGTTCCCTTGAAACCCCCCTCATAAAGTATTTCAACGTCTATTTCCGAACCGTCTTTTATGAAGCCCTTTACCGCCACTAATTGCGACCCTTTTTCTTGAAACGGGTTTCCCCCGTTGATCCTTTTTGTAACGTATTTAATGGTTCTCGGCGATCCATCATTCTGATAAGTGGAAAATCCCTTGAAAGAGTTCATTTCCAAAGACGAGCCAAAATAAATATCATCGTTTAACTTATTAAAACAATTCACTGGCCAATCAAGCTTAGTAATGCCAAAAGTCCTTAATCCTTCTTTTGTCCTGTAAAAATCAAGAGCAATAACGGTGTCGTTTCCGGGAAAGTCACTGTCTGATTTACAAGCCAAGAGTAGAATATCCTCGTGCGGATCGTATATCGCCGCCGCTTCGTCAAAAACATAGTTATGCAAAGTGGGAAGTATATCTTCCGTGACTGTCTTCAAAAAGGTCTTTTCCGTTCCTATAAGGTCTGATATGGCGACAAATCCGTCCCTATTGGCGAAATACACCTCATTATTTAAATTAACTATTGATTGGTGCGATAAACATCCTTGCCCGGGAGCAAAGAAAAGATTTGTGTAAACAGGGGCTTTTGTTGTTGAGGTGGGATAGACAAATTTCAATCCTACTCCACCATCCCTTCCAAGAACGACTATATTATCGTCCTTGGATGAAAGTCCCGTAATCTTGCCTCCTATATTCAAAATATCTTCCGAACCGCTATCAGTCCTATTAGAACCTCCTGTAAACGTAAATGGCGCGCCTTCATCGGAATAAACAAGCTCTGTCGGGCTTCCGGGCTGTCCAGCTATCCATAAGCGGTCAAAAGCCGACAAGAGTATGTTTCCTTTATCCACCCCTGAATTAGTGGAGTCGTCCGCCGCTTCCGCCACTCCGTCATCCGCTCCTGCAGAAGCGTGAGCATCGGCAACAGCAAACGCAGTAGCGGTCTTACTGGTATAGGCAATTTCCGTTCCATTATAAATAATCGTTCCTGTGGCTGGAAAATCAGTAGTACTTGCAACTGGAATGCTCGTGTCGTGAAGGGCAACCGCCGCAGTCAATCTCGTAATCGCTCCAGTCCATAAACTCATATTCTCAACTCCGTTGCAGAAAATCATTCTATTGAGCGTTGAAGAATTGAACTCCGCAAACCCCATAATCTTTCCAGTCGTCAAAGAACCCAAAAGTGTGTACCATTTTTTGTTAGTTTCGTCATACCATTCTAACGTCCCATTAGTGCCGTCATCCTTTACCCTTACCATAACTTTGTCGCCGTCATTTCGGTTGTAAGTGTATTGGGAAGATATTTCACCGGTATCGGAGTTTCGTTCGCCCACAAGTTCATATCCCAACGCTCCAATAAAATGCGAACCGCGAATGCGACAATTCAAAAGGTTGGGCGAAAATCCTTCGGGTAAATTATCAGAATTTACATCTGTTTTTAACCCGCCGAAGTTTGATAATAAAATTGGAAATTTATCTGTTTGTATCGGCATTATTCTCTATCGGGCAATTCCCGATAATCTTTTTTCCTATTTACGACCTCAATTCCCATAATGTCAAAATCGACGTTTCCAATTTCCTTATTTATTTTATCTTTACGAATACTAATCCCCGTTTGTTTTATTTCCAATGTAAGATAATAAGTGCTTCCGATTTTCCATTTTTTAGCTTCAGGCAAATACTTAACTTCAATATGAAACATCGGATAATACTCTTTTGGAGATTCCAACGATTTTTCCTCTTCTATTTTTTCAGGTTTTATTTTTCTCATCTTTGAAACTTAAAAACTTTTGTGGGTCTGCGACTTTTATGCCCAAGTAATTTCCTTACTTGTAATTTTTGTTTTTCGTATTGCGTAAAACTATCTGTCTCATCTCTTTCCCTCGCTCCACCAACTATGCGAAAACACCGATAGACACTGCCCTCTATCATCACATTACGAAGTTTGTCGTCCGCCAGCTTGTCGGTCATCGTAACATCATCAGCGTTAAATTCCTTTTGAAATGCCCCGCTGGAATTTTTAACCAATCCGTAAGAATAATAATTGAGCTTCATATCTTTCGTTTTGGCTATCCTGATGTCGTCCACCCTGAAATCAGTGTCGGTTATTGAAGCGGAATAAGTAATGGTGATTTGAAGGTAATCTATCGCTTCGTCATCGGGCGTTCCTGTTGGCGTTGCGTCTTTCCATAAAAACTTGAATTGATTCCACCCCGCTTCCAAGTCCAAACCGTCCACTCTCGCTGTTTCGGTTTTTTCCCAATAAGCCGAAGCGGAAGAACCCCACTTTAATGCTATTGAAGAAAAATCAGAGACATCGGGAAGATAAACCCAAAGTGTCCAAGCGGATATGTCTTTGTAACCGCTTAAATTAAGAGCAGTCAATGAGGCATTGGTAAGGATTAAAGAAGTTCCAGCCGAGTCAAAGTTCAACGCTCCATTTCCTTCTTTGTATTCCACTTCGTCTATCGTCAAATTAGAAGCGTCTCCCGAAGCAACCCAAGTTCCATCAGCAGTCAAAGAGTCGCAAGCGTGGATTAAAGCCGAAGACAAAGCGGGATAATTTATCACAATCAAATCCCCGTCTATCCCATATTCGTTTATATCCCTGCCATTCCTGATATGGCTTCTTACGTCCTTTACATCCCTAAAAGAAAATTCTTTATGCGAGTCTTCGGACAATCTCAAATCATAAGGGGTTTTGAAATCTAAAACAGAAGTAGCCCCGTCATTATCAAGGCAAGTCGCCCCAACGTGGTTTTTCAAAGAATACTCCGAAATCCCACCGATAAAATCAAATTCTTTCGTCCTGCGGGAAGGTTCCCAGTCGCAATAACCCTGTAAATCCTGAATAACCCAATTCAAAGCACGGGTTCTTTTGGAATTATCAAGAGCTCCGCTCGTGGCGTTTCTTGTTAATTCCGTTATTTCAGTTAAAAGATTTTGAAGGGTTACCATCTTCTACCAGCTTGCTATCGTTCCGCTCGCCGCGACAGGCGAGATGCAATACACATATCCTTTTGCTCCGTCTATCCTAATTTGTTGATTAACCGTTGAAGTCGTAAGCCCAAGAGGGGAAAGCATAATTCCCGTATTAACAGCTACTCCCGTGGTAGTCGCCACCTCTTTAATGTGAATGAACATCGGTTGAGATGAACGGTTGCCTATGATCATTGCATTTCTGTTTGAATCCAATGACAAAATAGGGCTTGTAGTGGTGGCGGTAGCGGGACAAGTGAATGAGGCGTTGGTCGCTCCGTAAAAATCAACAGGGTTCATCAACCCGCTTAAAACGTTCTGATTACTGGAATTAAATGCCCCGAGTATAAATCCTACGAGCAATATCGCCACTATCGTTGATAAAATTGTTATATATTTCATAGTTTGTTGTTTTTATTGGCGACCTTTTAGCTCTTTTAATTTTCTCATCCTTGCTCACCTTTTTTTAATTAAGATGAGCAAAGTCAGAAAACTACGGAATATATTGACTCATAGTAATCAACAGTGTTGTAGCTGATGTTCTTATGAATTTCAATATAGCCATAGAAGAAGCCGCCAGCGTAGCACTTCCACCCGTTGCCCCATCATAATATAGGGTAGAAGAAGCTCCTGCTGTTACAACCGTCGTGGAAGCAGTTGTATTAAGAACAACAAACTCCCTCACGTCTCCATTTGTAGTTAAACAATCGGAAACCAAGGTTACCATAGACGGAGTAGTAAGCGTTGACGCTCCCGTAATTGACGGGGTTGTCGTCGCATAATTACTATCGCAAACCTGCGCGGCGGTTATTACTGAAGTCGTTGCTCCTGCTGTCTGGGCTATTGAACCGATAGAACCTGAAAATAGAGGGCTTTTCAACCTAATATCTCCCGTATCTGCAGTCAATCCACCCGTAACAGTCGCTCCTCCCGCAGAAACCGTTAACCCAGTAGCGGCAGTAACTGTTCCTTCGGAGATAAGGTTAGCCGCCGTCCAAGTGGCTTGCGTAGAACCGCCAAGACTAAGGTTTCCCTTAAAAATGGAACTTCCAAGAAACAAGCCAACAAGCAAGGAAACTAACACTAATGCTCCTCCGGTCAAAAGAAATTTATTGTTGGTCATAGGCGTATGCCGGATGATTATTTATTTTCAACCAGCTAATTTAATTGTTTATGCGCCTTCCCATCCAACAATTCCTTCATAAGAAACTGCGCCATAAACTTCTCTGAATCGACCTCTGTAAACTGTGTCCCCATTCGCCGAATTTTCCGGCGGGATGAGTTTCGTTTCAATGGGAGTTCTGACCCACCTTGATACGCTATGGTTTTCGCCAAGCATAAAGAAGTGGTCGTCTTTTCCTCCCGCAGCCGCTCCAATCCTTACGGACTGAAGAACTCTCACGTTATACTTATTGGATATAACATTGATGTCGTTGTCGGTGTTGCCCGGAATCAATTCTGATTCAGTGATAACGACAGCTTCATCAAAGAGTTCATTCGGAACAAGAATGGTCTTTACTTCGTGTCCAACTATTTCATCAGCTTGGTTCTTCTGTTCTATAAGAAGATTTAATCCTTCTTTGAAAGTGGTAAGAGTCAAAGCTCCTGAAATAGTGTTGTCAATCGTGCTTCCCGCAAGATTGGTGTGCGAAGCGGAAAGCAAAGTGATTCCGTCTGAACAAAGGGAAGTCGATGCGGCATTCTTGTAAACCCCAAAACCTACTTTGTCTTGGGTAAGTTTACCCATCATTCCCATATCAGCGATGGAATTCTTTACTAAGCTGACCATATCGTCTTCAATGGCTTCCTCCGAGATAGCGAATTTCTTTGTATATTTCGCCACAGAGAAAGTTATCTGGTCGTTGATGCGGGGGTCCTCTGCTTTGTATTCTTCCTGCTCATTCGTTTCTTCCCACGCTCCAACACCTTTGAAGACTTCCATGATAACAGCCGAGTTATAGGCTTTGTTCTGACGGAAGATGTCTTCCATTTGAACTGTTCCTACTTGCGGTCCTGTCTTCGGATTGAACTTCTGATAAAAGACTTTGTCAAGCGCCGTTTTGAAGGCATTGCTTGAAAGTCCAAGTGTAATTCCTGCCATATTAGTATGAGTTACCCAAGAGGGTAGTTATTGGTTTTACATAGAAATCAACCAAACCTTTTTCTATGTCGAAATCGACCATGACCAATCCGTGATCATTCGGGTCATCTCCTTCATTTTCATCCACCGTAAACACTGTTGAAGTCAAATCAAACGTAACAGTGTGACCCCAAAGCAATTTTACTTTAGCGACAGTGTTGATGTTCGCTACAGTAGTCGCCTTACACCTCAATTTCGTGATGAAAGGCACAACTATTGCAACATTAACAGAACCATCAGCTGTGGAAGTTTCATCGCTTTCATCCTCAGCAATTCCCACAAATCTTGTACTGCTCGTAACATTCGGTTCACCAGTAGCTAGAATAAGCGCGAAGTTATATCCCGACACTGCGTCTTCAAGTTTTACCGGCTCACCGGGTTTGATTGTAGCGGAAGCACTGGAAGTAGTCCTGTCATTAACATAAAAGTTCTGACGAGGAGTTACTGCATCACCCCCTACAATCGAAATATCAGCTTTTGCCATCTTAATTATTTTTTATTTCTCTAACTCTTTCTCGCTAACTCCGAAACCTTCAAGCCATCTTTTGCCCTTTGTAGTTATACGGGGTTTTGTTTTGGAATCAGTCGGTTCCCCACCTTCTCCCAAATTCATTTCCTCATCGCTGAACTCTTTCTGGGCTTGTTTTTTACCTTCATTAATAAGTTCTTGTTTCCTTTGTTCCTTTATTTCAGGAAGTGATTCATACGCTTCTGAGATTTTTTGATCTATCTCTTCGTCGTCTTCATCGCCTTTTAAGGAAATTTTACTCTTAATTTTTTTCCAAATATCTTCTGAAACATTATTTTTGTTATTCCAGCGTCTAACCGCTTTTTTCATATCCCTGTCAAAAAGAAGTTTAGAAACATCGCTTTCTTCGGGCTTCTCGTTTTTGGGAGACAAGTTACGGTCTTCGCTTTTTAACTTATTAAGTTCTTCTGATAATTCGGTATTTTTCTTTCGTAGTATAGCGAGACTCTCCTCCTTACTGGACTTTGACTTTTCGACATTGTCTTCCTCCAGTTCGGTGTTAGTTGACGAATCTAACTCTTCTGACTCTATCTCGTCATTTTTTTCTTTATCCATAAAAGTTGTCGAACATTATTTTTTATCGAAGGGATGACGAATCCCTCGTGGATTAAACAAAACAGGATTGTCGGATAGACAACCCTTATATACCCTCAATTTGTTGAACTGTGACGAACTACAAATTGAAGGCAAATAACGATTGCCATCCGGTCACAGTTCGTTGAGTCCAAGATTATTTCTTGGAAACTTTTTTAATAGTATTCCCTGCTAACTTCTCTACTGGCTTCTTTACTTCCTTTACTTTTTTTACTTTTTTTTCTACGGGTTCAACGACCTTTTCTTCTTTTGGTTCTTCTACAACCTGTTGGCGTTTCCTGACTTCCTCCGCCCAACCCTCAGGAGTGTAAACCCTTATCTCAGAATCAGAAATCGTTTCTTGAATGCTTCTCTGTCCTCTCCTGCCGATTATTACTTTAGTTTGTCCTTTCATTGTTGTTATTATACTAAATTGATTAAAAAGCGTTAAAGCTCACGACCTTTTTGTAATCTCTAACCGTTTCCAGTTTTTCTTTTTGAATGTCTTTTTTCTCGTTGGCGTTCTGCGGTTTCAAGCCGTCCAAGTGAGCCATACGCATAGAATATACTATGAACAGGGTTCTCGCCCTCGCGCCCCTTGCCATATCTTGATTGGACTTTCCCCTGAATATCCTTTCTTTGTCGGATTCTGATTGGTATAGCAAATAGTCGAGAAAATTAGAATTTCCATACATTTGCGCAAGTGCTTTTTTCCATCTATCCTTCTTTATTTCCGCATCTTTACGTTTCTTACCAAATAAAAATCCTACCTCGAATATTGGATCGCCCGACTCTATCAACCTGAATAAAATTTTTATTAAAAATCTCTTAAACATTTTGGCATTTTATTTCATTGATAGTTCTGGGACTCTTGCTGGCTTGTTTGGAGACGCCCCTAATTCGTTGAAAGCTCCAGTCATATCTCCTTGACCTCCCTGTTCTGGCATAAGTTCTTCATCGGGGGATTTGTCTAATGATTTAATGTAGTTTTCCGCCGCCTTTCTGACGTTCAAAATACTTGGGACTTTCAGGGCATCTCCAAAGAATTCCTTCGCTTGTGCCACTTCAAGGGCTTTAGACCTCTTTACGGAGCTGTTAGCCACTATCTCTACATCAAATTCTATTTCCCTGATGAAATCGGGAGAAATGTCTATCGTCTGACTCATTTCCTTAAAATTAAGATTTTCTTTTTCAATCTCGTCTTCTAATCTTGGCGTGGGAGTGATATTTATATTCATAAGCCCCACCCTGCCTTTGTCCAGTTGCGAGTTCCTTACGCTTATCTGCCTGAATATAGGAATGGCTTTTCCCGCCAGTTTCTCGCCTATTCTCTTTTCCCATTGAACCGGGCGAGTATATCTGTCAAGCATATTCTTTACTCTCAATACGGCTTTGTCCCTTTCAAGTTCTTCAAGATTTTCAAGGAAAAAAGAAGTCATCTCAATCGCCGCTTCCCTTGCCGCCAATACTTCTCTTGCGGTTATATCCCTACCCTGCCCCGTCTGTCCTTGCTGTATGGCATCCACGCTTGAACTTTCCAAAGAACGCTTAATCCTATCCATCATTGAGTTCCCTGCGTTCAAAGCGAAGTTAGAACCGAATTGGAGCTTTTGGAAGTTCTGTGGGTTGTCCACTTCCGCAAATCCCCCGCCGTAAAGTATGTCATCGCTTATCTCATCTCCTCCGCTTACTAAAACAATTTCATTCAACGCCCTCCAAAGCATATCAAGCGAAAGATTAAGGACTTCGTTGTCGGCGTCCTGCATATCCATAAGTTTTATAGTAAGAGGCATATCGTAAATGAAATGCGGATCAAGTTCTTCAAATCCAGTCCAGCAGAACGGAAAATCCTTGTGAGCGAAAGGAAACGAGCTGCCCAATTTTGTTATTAAAATGCCGTTCGCTATAATAGCTAACTCATCATTCCATTTGTTAAAGTATCTCAAAACCTCTATTTCGTTTTCTTTCAAGTCATCCCGCAAGCTGAATTTCGTATAATCTTCCGCTAAAAGCTGTCCCGATGTCTTTACTTTTTTAGATTCTGGGTAGATATTTTCAGGAAACTCCCTCCTGAATTGATCTTCCTGCATTCTCGAAATCCAGCTCATTCTCGGCTGTTCTTGAATATCCCTTATCTTCATTGAGCCGGGGATGAAATCTTCAACGGGAATAAGCTCTCCGTAAGGGTCGTTGGAGTAGGTTATGGATTTCTTGCTTGTTTTGGTTATCTCTCCTGTCTTTTCGTCTCTTTCCTCTATTTCCTTGATGTCCCGCTTTTTAATCCGCCAGCCCTCATACCAAATGGCTTTCGGGGTAGTCAACGCCGCCAACGTTATCAATTTGTTCTTATTCTTATCTTTTAATCTCCTTGAAGCGTCTTTGTAGAACGCCATTAAAACGTGAGCGATAGTTTCGGCGAACGGAGCGAATTTCTTGTTAGTATTGAAAAATTGGGCTTCAAACAGCCCTCTTATTTTAGAACGGATAGCCATTATCTTGTCCCTTGTTACAGGATCAAAGACGTTGTATTGGTAATCCTCTTTCCAGTCGGGCTTTTCCCGATAACCAATAAACTGCATTCTACCCGTGTCCGTGTAGGTCAAAAGAGTTGTATTCCTAAAAAAAGAATAGGGTTTGTTCCGTCTTTCAAGGTCGCCCCTCACGATTTCTAATATCTTTCCCTTGTATTTTTCTATCTCGTTGCTTTGAGATTGCTTTTGAGATTTCTCCATTTTGCCTAATTATACACTTATGATTAAAAAGCGTTAAAGCTAAACGCCCCTTATTCCCCCGCGATTAATTTTCTTTTTCTTCTTGTCGTCGTCCCAGTCATCTTCAAAGTCGTCCTCTGGTAAAGTAATTTCAATCGCAATGTCTTGAATTGTTTTAGGTTGCCCTGAATTTTCCTCTGTCATAATGCTTTTTGGGTTTCTTATTTTGTTTATCCGGTCTAATTATGGAAGTAATGGCGTATCTGATAGCGTCCATTGTATGCGAGAAAGCGTGTTCCGGCTCATTCAGTATCTTTCCGTTTTTATCAACCATCCATAAATAATTTCTATATTCATTTATTAAATTAACAGAACGCTGAGTTATGGATATTCTTTGCTCTTGAACTCTTTGAATTCCGTAATTTACGCTGTCTTTTCCTTTTTCCGCCCCTGTTATATACACCCCATTTCTTGAAATTTCATCTATTGATTTCGGCTCTGAGGAATCAGCGACAACCAATGCCTTGTCAAAATTATTAAGCAGGTCGGCTATTTGTTTGTTGCTCAACCCTTTTTGGTAGGTTAACTCATCAAAAATATATCCTCCATTGTAATAATAAACGGCAACTATCGCAGTCGGGTCGTTGGTATATCCAAAATCCAATCCGTATCTGACAAGTTTTGCTTCATGCGGTATTGCGCCTATGATTTTCCAATATTTATATATTTTACCCTCCACTTCGCCTAATTGCCCTAATCCGTAAACTTGCCACCAGCCCTTTCTATTTTTATGCGATTCTATTTCATTGATTATTATTTCATCCAACGCCTCATTGTCTTTGTAAGTCAAAGTTATAAAATCAATATCCTCCCTTTTCCCAAGCATTTCCGTATAAAACCAAAATTCGCTGGTTGGGTTCCAATCTAGCCAAATTATTTCCCTTGTCCTGACTATGAGTTGATCGGCAATATTATACTCCACGTTGTTCGCCTCGTTTATAAATAATACATCTCTTCTTGGACCGTGGGCTTTCCCATATGTATCCGGGGAATAAAACTCCAACCTGCTTCCAGTTTCAAAAGTGTAAGCGTGTTTTGTTTGATGCCACCTGATTCCATTCCAATAACTCCTATCTTTCATTATATTTTCAAAGTCCAGCATCGCTCCTTTCTCCAAATGCGGGTAAGATTCCGAAACAACGGAAGCAAGTTTTTGTTTATTCGTCTGACAATAATCAATGAGCCATATCAAAATAGATATGGTTTTTGAAGCAGATGTTCCACCAGCAACGGCTCTAATCCTTTTATTTAATCCGAATATCTTTCCTGTCGCTGTTGTGTCGCTAAAATTAAACTTTTTTTCCGTCAGATTTTCCACCATATATAGGTTGAGGCAAAACCTTTCCACCGCTTGTTAAATCCAATTTATCCCCAAATTTCTTTGGAAGAAGACGAGAAAGGTACCACTTGCGTGTTTCTACTTGTAGTTTTCTTGCGTTCACCCGCGCCCCGTCGCTCTTGTCATCTCCAACAATTGCTACAACACTACCATCCGAAATCTCTAAGATTTCATCGAACATATTCTCCGCTCTAGAATTACACGCGCGTTCGTATTGGTCGGAAAATGCTTTATGCTTTCCGTCCACAATCCACTCCAACACCGTAGAAAAATGAGGCATCTTCTCCTCCCTACAGATAGCCCTCAAACTCTCTCCCTCGCTTATTCGCTTACAAATGGTTTTTGTAAGCTCCTCCGAATATATAGTTGGTCGCCCTCTTTTTTTTTTCTTTTGAATAGCCATATTATTTTATGTATTCCAACACCTCCTCGCCTATGCTTAATATCTCTCTTCCCCACTTAATTGCGAGGAATAGAAATA